AAACCGTGACCAACGGTAGCTGATCCTGTTGTTGATAAGCTTCCTGCATATTTAACAATACTAAACCCAGACGTGGTATTAGTACTTACAGTGCTGGTTATATCGCCATCAGTGTTGCTGCTGCCAGTGGTGTTATCTGCAAGCCAATTCCATGCGACGTATGTGTTTGTGCCGTTATTCAACCCATTGTGCGTACCAACCGTGAAACCGTCGCTATCAAATGACGTTATACCCTGCGCCTGTGTAAATTCTGCGTTGGTTGCGTTGCTGAGAATCTGTTTTGTAGAGCCACGAACAACATCCATTAGCCGGTGGTTGTCCGCAAGACTGCGTGGCTTGCCCCATACAAAATCAGGCTGAAATCCTACGCCAGTGACGCTAAAGGCTGTTCCAGAATTACCCGTGAATAATACGGGATTAAAATACGCTGACCCATCTTTGATCGATGGTGTGGGGAGGTTGGCGGTGCAAAGAGTTTTGTAAGAGCTATCAGTAGGTGTGTATCCGCTTTGACCAAAATCTGACAAAGTATCACCGCCAGAAGTTGTAAAGTGGTCTTGCGCTGGCTTCCATCGTCCTGTTAATCCAGTTACAGCAACACCTTGTGCTGAACCATTGTGCCAAAAACTTAACGCACCGTTATCAGCATCCCAACCAACTTCAATTATATCACCGTCTGCCCAAGTTGCTCCATAAGCTGAGTTTGATCCTTGACTAGCAGAAAAGAAACGACCGTCTGCGCCGTAGCCTTCTCCTGTGCCACCGGCACGCATAGGACCACTTAAATCTGCATTATTTGAAGGAACAATTCCAAGCACAGGATACTCACTTGATGGCCCCCTGTTTAATGTAGCTGTAATTTTCCATGCCCACTTGCCAGTTTCGGGAAGCATTGGCGCAAACACGCTTCCTGTTGTTGCAGCTCCCATGACCGCACGAAGATTGCCTTCGCTTAACGAAATATTAGAGCTATAAGGGTCAATCGGGTTTAATGTCCAGAAATTATTCGTCGGCGTATCCAGCATCTGGTCTGCGGTGGTTAGTCCGCTGCTGGTGAAATCATTGCCGTTGCCTGAGAAGTCCTCACCCAGATCACTGGCTGTTTCACCTGTGATGTAGAAGCCGTTGTTTCCGAAGGTTGAATCAATCGCATCGATAGGTACCCACACGCCATCGTCGTTGTATTTACCAAAACTCGTTGGATCAAGTGCTTGACCATCAATAAAGTATATCTCGGCCATATAACCATCAATCAAACCATTTACTGAACTAGAAATACGATGCACAACATTGTTATTAAATTGACTGTTATATCCAGAACTAGGCCAAACTGGAGAACCACCGCCCGGACCAACTAAATTAGCAGCAGGAAACTGTACTCCATTGATATAAAATTTAAGTCTATTTGAGTCAGTGCCTTGGTCAGAGTCATAAACAAACACGGCGTGATACCAAGCTGAATAATCTCGAAACTTTACGCTACCGGTAAATGCAGTGCGAACATCAACCTGTGCAGACCCGCCGCTGTAGTCGAAAAACTGCATTGATCCGCCGTCCATAACCATACCAGAAAAAGTAACGCCACCAGTTACATTTGTCTCCAACGCATAACCGTTAGCCTCTGATGATGGCTTAACCCAAAAAGAATATGTAAACTTATTTCGATCTGTTGGCGTACCAAGTGTTCTTGATAATATAGGAGTATCATCATTATTAAACCGGATCGACTGGTCAATCTCGTAGCCACCGCTCTGACCTGCTGCACCTAGAAGAAGATTATTATTAAATACCATTTTTATTTTACATCCAATGTTGCTATAGCTTGAACAGCCGTTGAAGTATAAACAATATAATCAACTCTATCAACGGCAGAAGCCGCTGTACTTAACGTAGGAGCAGTTCCTGCAGCAAATTTCCAGTTAGCTCCATAAGACAATGTTCTACTGCCTGTACCATCTTGAATAATAAAAATACTGCCTACTTGTCCAGCAACACAATTAGTAGGGCTTTCTAGTGTCCTATTACCTGCAAGCTGTACAGCAAAGTTTTGTCCATCATTAAAACTTACTGCAATACTCGCTCCATCTGTAAGACTGACAACATCTGCTACGGCAGCTTTACCGATATGAAGTTCTTTTCCTAAAAGGCTGTCTACTCCAATAGCAACAGCACTAACATAAATATCAGTACCGCTAACTGTTCCTGTAAGAGTTCCTCCCGCTAAAGGAAGATGATTAGAAATGCTAGTTGCCATTGTTGCAGAAAGCGTAGCTACCGTTGAAGAGGTAGCCACGTTTTCGCCGCCAACAGTTAATGTACCAGCATTTAAACTTGTTGCTGAAACTGTTGCAAAGTTAGGAGAACTACTAACTGCAACAGCTTTATCAGAAGGATAAGTAACAAATACATCTTTAGAACCAGCAGAAAAGTTAACTGCTGCTCCGCCATTTGATGATTGTAAAACAGTAGTACGAGCAAGAGTTGTTCCGCTTGCTGTATAAGTACCTACTCCTACTTCCCATTCACCTACAGCAGCATCTTGATGCACTACTGAATAGAAAGTAGTATTTCCATCTCCGATAGAAGAAAAAGATTGAAAACCTGCAACGGCTCCCGCTAAAGTTAGAGTTCCGGTTCCAGTGGTAGTCGTAGTTTCTTTTACTCTATCTTTTAAAACAAGAGCCATAACAATTAATCCTTACTAATTAGTTAAGGCGAACAATAGCCGCTGCACTCGTAGCAGAAGGAATAGTTAGCTGGAATGTACCGTTAGTAACTGTCTTGTCTCCGCCAAAATCATAGACGGCAATAACTTTATTACTGTTTGTTGCATTGTAAAGAATAGCGCCACGAGCAGTAAAGGTAACACTCGTAAAGCTAACATCAGAAAAATCGACAACACCAGACGAACTTACATTCGTAACAGTAACATCGGTAACAGTAACACCACCAGTAATATAACCACTGGCTCCACTACCATCACTCGTTCCAGAAATTTCACCACTGATGCTGGCAATCGTATCAGGACCACCGTTCGAAGCACTTGCGCTTGAAGACACAAGAGCAATTCGAAGAGTATCCGAAGGAAGATTATGCTGTTCCAGCATCACATCTTTTTTAAAAACAATATTAATACCAGACGTAATAGCCATTTTTATTAACTCCGTTAGGGATTCAAAATTACAGTATCGTCAGGCGTCCAAGTAGCATCTGAGGTTGTGCTTGTTGTAGCCATGACAGTATCAGGACGTGCGTCCTCTAAAACCATTTCTTTTCTAATAACTGGAGATTTGTTTTGAGGATGACTTTTTAAATCATATGCTCCGTCAGACTCAGTAGGCCCGACAACAAAACCAGTAGATTCAATTATACGCTGTTCGTAAGGAAAACGAAAACCACTACGGTCACAAATAAACCAAGCTTTCGGCATTTAGTATCTCCTTAACCGTGGAACGGCTCTAAAAGAAACACGCTCTCTATCTTCTTCCATTGCTTGTAAAAGTTGTTCTTCATAATGATTTTTAAGTATCTGGCTGCGTTGAGCACTGATACCGGGACGCTTCAAAGAAAGGTAATAAGCAAGGCCACTTACCAAGCAAGGAAGAAAACGATAAGGAACGTCCGCATTATCTGAAGAATTATTAAAGTCGTTTGTACGATTAACCGTCCACATACGAACAATATCTGTACTGTTCTCAGGAGTGGGCCACACATAAATATCAACATTATCTCGTTGACGATGAGTAGCAAACTGTATGGGACGACCTGTCGTTGTTTTATCAGGTATCTTGAGATACTCTTCCATAGAAATACGATCCATCTCTATGTCTTGATTATCTCTTCGAATGATTGCTTCAGTAACCGCTACTACATCTTCTTGCAAAGAATAACTAGCAGTACCCTGAGTCATAGTTTGATTTGTAAAAGCTGTCTTCCAAAGAAGAATGCCGCGATTAGACCAATCGGTAAGTAAAAGATTTAAAGAACGACGAGCAGTTCTGCTGTCCTGACCTGTATTAGCAGGACCACCTAAATGCTCAAAGGCGTCTTGAATAATCTCATCTATATCAAGATTAAAATCTGTTGTAGTAGAAACCGCCATGTTAACATCTCCAACGCTTACGTGCTTGACGTAAACGGCTATTAGGATTTTTAGCAGCTTTAGGATCATGTCCTAGTGTCTGTTCACCGCCAATCATCATTTTTTAAATCTTTCATAAGCATAAGCAAGAAATCCTGCCATAATACCTGTAGCTAATGCTTCATAAAAAAAGTCACCAAAGTGTGTTGGATGTACAATATAATCACTTATTGATGTAAATAAACCAACTATCCATACTACTATAAAAGGAGACATATTTTTATTAAACTTTACTAAGAATAAACCTGTTGCTATTCCTGTTATTGTAGCTGTTTTAGAAGCAACAAAAGCATGATTTAAAGATAAAGATAAAAAGTTACCTTGTACCATCATAGTACAACAAGATATAAAAGCT